CTAAAATCTAATTCTACATCATCTAATAAAGCTATATAGTCATTCTTCATATTTAATTTTTCTGATCTACTTCTGGTTATCTTACTACCTACAATTTTTTCCGCCACTTAAATCACCTTTTTCAAAACGGTACATCAAAATCATCTGCATTAAAGTTATCATCAAATTCCTGGTCTTGTTCTTCTCCTTTCAAAGTTTTTTCTACTCTTTCTTTATGCTGATCTGATACTGACGGCTGCTTTTCCTGATTATTGTTATTTGCAAAATCAAGAAATCTGACATTATCAGCTTTAACCTCTGGATTAATATAAGTGCGATTATCCTTCTTTGATTTTCTAATTTGAAGCGACCCGTCAATGCCTACAAGACGCCCCTTTCCTAAGTGTCTGGCACAGTTTTCAGCTAATCCCCGCCAGGTAACTATATTAATGAAATCTACATCTCTATCGCCGTCCCGATTGGTATAATTTCTTTCACAGGCTATCCGAAAATTACACACTGGAGTACCATTACTGGTATATCTGAGTTCAGGCGAAGCAGTCAGGCGTCCAATTAAAATTATTCTATTTAATATTTTCATCACCTCCTTTAGCTTTATTAATTGCTTTTCTCAATTTTCTTTCCCACTCATGTTTTTTACATGTGAATCCATTGTAAGAATCACACTCACAAGGTAAGTTTTCAACTATTTTTAAGCTATATTCTGCAACATTCAACAGCTCAGGTGCAGCTGTCATCAAATCAGCATTAGCAATCGCCTGTTCTTTCTGCTCTTTTTTGTAAGTTTCAATCATATCTACATATTTGAAACTATTATGAGCTAAATGGTTGCCAGGGCTTTCTATTGCATCCCCCATCCTTATTTCAATATCTCCATCCTCAATAACCCACTTCCATGGTCCTGGTGTGTGTTTACTCATAGTTTTCTCCTCCATTCCCCTTCACAATTTTATAATTATTTTCCTGCAGCCATTGGTGAAATTTATATGCTTCACATTCTTTTCTGCAAAAACTCTTAGCGAAACTTTTGCCTAATTCATTTTCTTTATCATTATCAATTAGTTTTTGCATGCCACAACCAATATCTCTGCAAAATTCTCTACTCTTATATTCAGGCATTAACTGACCCCCTTTCCTGTTATTTTCTTAACTTCTTCTAATATCTCGCCTGGCTGCATATCACTAATATCTATTGTCGCCTTAATTTTCTTTCCACCCTTCTCATAATTCAATTCTAATATTTCTTTTTTAGTTTTAGCGTGTATCATTCTACTCCCCCTTAATAGCCGTGATTATCCTGCTTAACGCTAAATATTCGCCCACTTCTTCTGAATAAATATCACCAGGTGCTACTTTAGCCTTTCTTTGAAAAGCAATCATCTTGCCTTCACCCACCACTTTTTTAGCAACACAGACTGTTCTTTTGTTGTTACCAACCACATCTGAATAATGATTAAATTCTATTTTCCAACCTTCATTTTCTAACATTTCTATATTTTCTTTTGTATCCTCAATTAAATTTTTCATAAATTCATGGTACTTATCAACATTATGCAAAGCAATTTCCTCTGTAGTGTGAGTAATATTAAACATTAATTTTCCCCCTTAATTTGTCCTTTAAGCCGACTAACTTTCATCTTCAAATTTTCGTAATCCTCTTTCCTGTCCCCACCTATAGAGTGCCTAAGATAATTAACCTTTCTCTCAATATCAGCTAATACTGATAGTTCAGCTTCTGCTTTATTCCTCATTTTCTATCAACTCTGGATTTTCATATTTGTTTGGCTCAAAAGCCCATTTTTTACTATTACAACTCCTGCACAATGGTTGGATATTACTTATATAATCTGCACCACCCTTAGACAAAGGAACAATATGGTCTTTAGTTAATTTTTTCTTTTGCCCACAATGGGCACATTTATAATTATATTTTTCTTTTAATGTTTCCCATTCTTCAAGAGTATGAGAACCTTCAGCACCTTTTTTATTTGCATATCTTCGAGCTTTTAAGTGGGCTATTCTATCAGGGTTATTTTTTCTGTATGGTTTAGAATAAGCCTCCCATTTTGGTTGGCCAGGTTTCCTAACACCTTGATATGCATTCATTTCCTCTAAACCCCAATTTTCTTTTATATCTTTTGAATAACATTCTCTACTACAATAATGCCTTTCTTTTTTCTTATAATGTGATTTTCTAGTTTTGTATTTTTTACCACAATAATCACATTTGGCGTGAAAATTATCTGAATTACTTTTCCCTATTTTTTTCTTCCATTCATCACTGCCATATCTTCTAGTTTTAATATCAAATTTATTTAACCAATAATATATTGTAGATGAATCAACATTATATTTTTCTGCTATTTGGGACATGCTCATATCTTTAACCCAATATAATTTTTCCAAAGTTTTTTTATCTTTATAACTCGTCATATTAAATCACCATTTTCATATTTATTGCCGATAACCTCTAAATTATCTTCTTCAAAACAATACTCAATAAACCAATGATAAAATTCTGGCAATCCATCTTCACCAACTATTCTATAATCAGCGTTTCCTATACCCCACTCTGCTTTTATGAAATCCCCTTCATATATTTCTTTACCATTTTTATCTTTTAAACCGGTTGACTGCATTAATTCTGCCTTTGCTAAACTTTGAATTTCACCAAACTCATTCCACCATATCAAACCTTGTATATCTTTACCATGATATAACATTTCTTTGCTTATATCATTCCAAGCTCTAAATTTAATTTTTTTCACTCTCTACCTCCTTATAAATGAGCTATTAAAGCTATAATAAATATCAAACCTGCAATTCCTAATGGTATCCAGGTAGGAGATAACACCCACCACCAGGACCATTCAATATAACCTGTTAGCTTTAAAGTTATAAATATTAATTCCAATGCTGACAAAAATCCTATTCCTGAACTATTATTGCTATCGCTCATTTTGAACTCCTTTCTCACATATATCTGCCCTGCATAATAAATTTAAACAAATCATAAAGCCATTTTCCTACCTGATACCCACCAATACCAGCTAAGATAAGTATTATATAATCAATCATTCTCTACCTCCTTATGATACCTTCTAGTTACCGTTGATACAGCAACACCATATAACTTTGCTATCTCCGTAAAAGTTAACTCTAAATCATTGTGCAGCCTGACTATTTCACTATTGGTGAAAGGTTTTCTGCGGCCACCACTTGTTACTTTATGATCGTGCTGCAGAAAATCAAACGCTTCATCAACTGTTACTTCCTCCAGGACAGCGTATATAAGCAAGATTATGTTAATCCTTCTCTCGTCTGGAAAAGCATAATCTTTCATTTGCTACCTCCTAAAATATATTTTTTAAATTTAACATTGAACAACAATTATTTTCCTCGTCCCACCAAGCACAATTTTCTTTTTCGCATTTATATTCTTTATTGTTTATAATATTGTCAGCATTTATATTTTTATTATTAAATTTAAGTGGACATAATTTCATCTTATCCTCCTTTTTCTTCCTGTATTTTCACCACTTCCTCCAACGCTTCCAGCGGATCTGTTTTATCAGGACAGTAATCACACGGTAAATTATCATACCTTTTGTTATGCTTATAACACCATTCAACCGGTATCATAAACCCTTCCTTCTTGTGATAATAGTAAGCACAGGGGCGATCAAGCAAATACCTATGATATAAGCAATATTTGAATTTGCTATCGCCAGGTATATGATTGTCGCACCCTGTAATCTCACATATTTTATAACTCATTATCCAACTCCCTTAATAACTATTTCCACTCTCGGATTTTCTTTATCCACTTTGAATTTGTTGGTCCAGCCTTTATTTTGCTTCCAGCCGTCATTTTTTAGTCTGCCAGCCTTAACTAATCCGTCAAAAATAAACTTAACTGCTGCAGCTATGTTATCTGGATCTTTTCTTTTATTTTTGCAGTACCAGGTAACCTCTAACTCTACAGCTTCATAGACTGGCAACTTCTTAGCAGGCCACGCTACAGCATTAGTATTATCCTGTTTCATTCTTCTATAAGCCTGATAGTGTGATTTAGCAGCGTCTATTATTTCATTAAGCGAAGGTAACTCACCTTCTATTACTAATTTTTCTGGCTCGTTTACCATCTGCCACTATCCCCTCCCAGTAATATGTATTTAAAGAAATTTTTAACCTTCTCAAAAAAACCTTCTTCTTTATCTTCTTGAATATGAATAACTCCGAATTTATTTTTTTGTTCAATAAAAGCCTTTTCTCTATCTTCATAAGCCTGTTTTCTTTCATCACTTAACCTGGCTAATTCGGTATCAGGTAGATCAGCTTTAGCTTCTTTATATCTACGCCAAATTGTTGTCCTGCTGCAGCCAAATTCCTTGCCTAATTCTTCATAACTAATATTTGAAATATCAATAGCATTAACTAAATACGCTAGATCAGACTTTGAAAACTCAATTTTTTTACCCATTTTTTCCTCCTTCGATTAATTTACCATAGCCATTTCTTAGCTGCTTAAACTTCTTTTTTAGTCCTACGGGCAAGTAATTCTCATTCACCTCTTTATCAGTTATAGCTGCATATTCTTTTTTAAAATCATTTTTCATATAAGATAGTTCTTTATCATCAGCTTTTGCTATAGCTGTCAATCCTCCAACCCCTCTGACTGCTAACTTTGTTCTCTTATCTAAACTATTCATAGCCTTTTCAGTACCGTATAATGCCCCGTGTACTCTTATTGCTCTTAACACCTTATCCCAGGCTTCCCCTGGAAGTAATTTATCACCTGCTTTCAATTTCTCTATTTCCTGG